AGCTAGCTAGGTTGCGCAATAGGGACCAGGCTATTAGCCTACAAGCTGAGACGTCAGACGCAAGGCGTACGCCTGGGACCGGCCTCAAGCTACAAGCTCCAAGCTCCAAGCGTCAAGCCCCAAGCTCAGATAAAAATTTATAACAAGCATCAAGCCCCAAGCTGCAAGCTTCAAGCTCCAAGCCACAAGCTACAAGTTCCTCGATCCTTGAACCACGGAAAAGTTTCACGGTACAAGGACCAAGGGCCTGGACCATGATAAACGTGTTGTGTGGATGCCTTACATGAAAGCTAATTTGATGAGGCGAAAACGTAACCTTGTTACTCTTCGTGACTTTTAACTCTATTGTAAAAAAGTGCCCGTTATTATTACAGACCAGCAGATCAGGAGTGCCGTGTAGGCTAGAATTTTCAAGCCTAATAAACGAAAAACTGTTAAAATATTTTTTAATTTTTTGATAGAATTTACGCTCTGGTGCCATACATTTTTTGAGGTAACGTTGTCATTCATTTAATAGTCCTTTTTAAGTTTATCTGGCAAGATAAGCTTTGAAGACCTCTCAGTTTTTAACACCAAACGATGTGCACTATGACCTGAATGACCGATGATTGGAACAGCATTTTCATGTACTTCCATTCGTCTAATCGCGTGTAACTTTCCGTTTATTTCTACGTAGATGACAGCGTTCTTAACTGCGTCGCTACCTTTTGTAAAACTACCCAAAAAGGTTTGCAAGTCCTGTACTCTCATGAATCTTTTTGTCTTAACTTGTTGGATAAATCCTGTATCACTTTTTTATAACCTTGCAACAAATTTTCCTTGCTTTGGTTTTCATACCAAAATTTTTTCCAATAATATATTTGTTTCTGTGCATCATCTAAAATAGATTGATAAAACTTTATTGTAAGTTTTAAATCCTCTATTTGTTTGGTTAAATCTAATTTTCCTCGGTCGTCTTTCATTATTGACAATATAGGATAGTTACCTTAAATTGTCAATCATGGGCTTACCAAAAAGACTTACAGAGATGCAACAACGATTCGCTGAGTTTCTAGTATTCGGTGGACCGGAAGGACCAATGACTCAAACCGAAGCTGCGATAGCGGCAGGGTATTCACCTAAACGTGCAAGACAAGAAGGATCAGAATTATGCAATCCTAGACTATCACCACTTGTTGTTAAATACATTGGTGAACTGAAAGAGGAGAGACTCAGAAAACATGAAGTCACTTACGAAGGGCACGTGGCAGAACTTGCTAGACTTCGTGAGGCCGCTTTAAAAAAAGGTTCTTTCTCTTCTGCTGTAAATGCTGAAGCCAATCGAGGAAAGGCAGCAGGACTATACATAGACAGAAAAATAATAAAAACTGGGAAGCTAGAAGATATGTCAGAACAAGAATTAGAAGCAAAGATGAAACAAATTTTAACCGATTACGGTCAAATAATTGATGTGACTCCATCTAAATCTTCTGAATCTTCCTTACCCAAGCCCGAGGAATCATCGTCCGATCACCAAAAGTAATACCATCATCATCTTTATCATAAGAAGCAAACAGTTTAACAGACTTGTCATCTTTAGAATATAACCAACCTTCATTAACAGGTCGTGCTAACTTCATTCTATCAAACTCTTTATCGGTTGCCCAGCCCGAGTCACTGACACAGTCAATCCACTCCACTCGAACTCTCGGATAAGGTATTTCGGGAGAACTATCAGTTGCGATTCTTTTTCGTCTTTTCCTAGGCATAAATTTTATCTATCATACTAATAGCAATCTAAAAAGTTTAAAAAGTTTCAAAATATTTCTAACTCGCGCGCGTAGGGCATTTGGTAGTACAAAATAATCTGTACTCTAAAACATAATTTGTACCATGATCTGTCCACCCTAAAGTCAATAAAATCAACACTTCTAGACCAAAAGTACAAAAAGTACACTTTTTTTGAATGAAAAAAAATATTTTTTTTTCAAACTTTTTAAATCACTTATAGTACAGTCTTTGCCACAGTTTTGCCATAATGTAGATCAATTATTGCCAACTTGTCCTCAGCTTCAGCCATTTTCATCAATAACTTATCTACCTCACCTGTGATGTCCGGGTGTTCCGGTATAACCAACTCATGATCACTGTAACACTTTATTTTGTACTTAGCATCTGCAATATCTGCTTCGTATTTCTTCTTTAGAACTGTTCTAATGTGGTCATTCATAGTTTCTCCTTTTTTGTCACAATTTTGCCATATTTATCTTTGTACAAAGTAAATAAATATTTACCATCGAAATAATAACCGTGTATTTCTAACACTTTTTTCTTACGCGCCATTAAAAAAATCCTCCGGATTTAAGTTAACGTTTGCTTGTTCTTTCTCACTAAACTTTATCTCGTGATACATGTCTAGTCTTTTGAGAAACTTGTGTTTGTAACTTCGTAGTTCATGGTCCGTGATCCGAAATTCTTGGTAATATAAATCTGGTGTACACATCATGATTACACCCTGACGTATCGCTGATCCATGCACGTAATCATGAGCCATGGCATACGCTGCAATCTGCAAATAATAATCTTCAACCCATTCTTTCTTCTTCGGCTTATTAGACTGTTTAAAGTCTACAATAGTTTCCAAACCATTATGGTTACAAACGAGGTCAGTAGACCCAGCGTATAACCCAGGATAATACAACGTGACTTCTGAGCCGTAGTATTCTTCAACAGGAGCAAGACCGATCTCAATAACTTTTTCGGCCATGGGCTTCGCCGCCTGTCCGAGTTCTGTAAGATCATCGTAGCCAACGCCTGTAATATAAGATTCCAGGAATTTGTGCATGGATGTTCCCCGCCTACTAGATAGATTCTTGATTCGCTCTGCTTCTTGTTCTCCAACTTTTTCTTTCCATTCTTGTAAAAATTTTTTATATTTAGTGGCGCCTAGTATCGTAGTCACCGATGGAAGTCTAGAACTATTTATATCATAAACTCTAGTCCCTGTTTCAGGGTCCGTGATCTGTGTACCTTTTACATAAGTATATTTTTCACTAAACTTAATCGGCATACCTATATTGTGATATTCCTCTATATCCTTGTTATTCATCATTTTTTTTTACTTTTTTCTTTTATAAATTTAGGTGCAAATTTCTTTATGTTATTAACAGGTACAGTGTCGTGAAAATTACCACTAACAGATATTCTAATGCAATCTGATTTATATGGAGCTACCCAATGTTTAAGCCATGCAGGAAATATAAACATATCCCCTTCTTCTGGAAACGCTGTTTGATAAGTTACACAATCTCTAGGTCCATCTCCATAGATAAATTGTATACCACCTGGTCCACATGATTGACCTTTATAGTCTAATTGTTCTTTTTTTAATTCTTCAGGTATTTGTAAATATATTACAAAAGATAACTTTCCATCGTGGTCGTGCGGTGGGTTATATTCATTTGATTTTTGATGATTAATCCATAACGCAGATAATATGTATTCAGGTTTTTGTTTATAAGGTTTATTTGTAAATTTTTGATACATTTGATCGTAAACTCCAATGTATTGAGAAAGCATAGGTAATATTTTATTTTTAGATTCAGCATTATAGCCTGTTTCATGGTCCAAGAGTCCTGCTAATCTATCCCTGTAATCTTCAGTATTATTTTTACTTTCGTCGATTAATAGTTTTTTAAACGAATCTTCTACTTTTAATTTTATTACACAAGGACCCCAGTTAAGTGTGTTTACTGAAATTTGTTTATTCATAGTTTACTTTTTAATTCCTTTAAATAATCTTCTTCTTCTTTTCTTTCTCTATACTTAATCATGTTAGCTTGTTTACGCCAAGCCCAGGCATGAATTTTACCAGACCAACCCATCAACCATATATAAAATTTTAATTTCATTCTAAACTCATCGCTTTTTTATATTCTTCTAAATTAATAACTTTACCATTCATTATTTTTTTATCAGCATAATATTCCATTATCTGATTGATCTTTGGTAATTTAGTGTGAGACCAGGGCCATATCAGTGTGCAGACGTAGTATGCGTCTCTGAATGTGCAACGCCATTTGTATTGCATCAGATATTTTGTACCATCTTTACGTAAACCTTTTCTAGGTTTTTTTACTACGGTGCCACAACCTAATATTTCATGAACCCAACGAATCACAGATTGATCAGTCATGGTTATCTCCATGCTGATACGTTGTGATATAGAAGTTCGATAACCTTTACCGTTGTGTTTCTTTTTCTTTTCTGGTCTACGTGCAAAATAAATACTACCCTCACCATCAAAGAGTCCTGCGATGTATGCTCTATCAGTTTCCGGTATCATCTTTTTCTACAGTCTTTCCACAAAAACTTGCAACCCACTCTGCATGTTCTTTCCACTCTTCAGCGGTCATGTTACTTTGTTCTGGATTATGTTTTTTAATTTCCATATCAACCCTTGTGCTTTCCGTGCACGTACTCGCACAAGAGCAAAGGCTCCACACCTCCACGGTTACTTACCGCTTCTTCGGTTGCCGTACAGGGACTAGCGCTAGGCGTTGTATGGACGGAGGTCCTTTTCAATTCATTAGTTTTTAAAAGCCATCTTACAGTTGCAGTTGTAGGATCAAACCCATCAAATTCAAATCTAGTGCAAGCTGTCAGAAGTACCATTATCAATCCAACCCATATCAGTTGTTTCATAGTATTCACCCTCCGAATCACAATCCCAACATTGATGAATTTTATTTTCACCTTCTGTTGCAACTTTTAAATATCCATTACCTTTACAAGTAGGACATATGTGTACTGTTACTTTAGCTTTTTTTAATTTTGCCATTCAGTCTTCTCGCTTTCTCATTTGCTAACGATTCAATAGTTTTTGCCACGGATAATTTAGCATCGGGCAATAATACCTTTGATAACGATTCTAATATCTTATATGTTTCTTTCGTCAGAGAAACATTTTTGTATTTACTCATGTCTGTCATGCGTGTTTCCTTTCATAATTTAAGTTACTAATATAGGTGATAATATAGGATTGTCAATGAAATTTTTGTTAAGTTTATTAATATGTTCTAGTGTTGCTGGAGAGTGTATGCCGCCATTCGATTGGCATGAGACTTTCAACACAAAATATGATTGTCTGGTCTTTGGATACGAGGAATCTCTCAGTAAGATGAGAGAGATCGGACGTGAGGATGTTAATAAATATGGCATGTATATCAAGTTTTATTGCACACCTATCAACACAATTTGACAATATGGCTAAATTATGTTATGGCGAGAAATCTTCTCACCATTACCTACCCTTACTTTTTCCCTCTTTAGGGTAGGTGTTTCTTGATTCCATATCCATAATAAAATAACCGCAGGTAATAGCAAAATGCTAGTTACACATACACCCAAAAAAATATCCACTATTATCATTCATTACATGTGCGTTTAAACTTTTAGAAAAAGTTGTTAGTTTTAATCTTATTATATCACAAAAATCAAAACAGTTAACGTCGCTTGTCAACACTATTCCATCCAACATCTTTTTCGTTATTGGAATCAAATGATACAATCCGTCGTTTAGAATTATTAAATCCATGCATCTCCTCTATAAGTTTATACCATAGTTTTTTATACTTTGGATCTTTTATCTGAGACATTCGATGTACCCAACGCTATTATTTTTTTTAAACTAGGAGCTGACAATTGTATATTCACACCATAAGATCTCCATGCTTTTTTCATTATATTTAATTCCAACAACAATGTTGAGTATTGTCGTTGAGATATTTCGTTTGTTTTTATTGTTATAGTTTTTTCTTTCATAACTATAGGATAGTCATTTATTTTGTTTTGTCAACGCCCCTGTCGGTTGTATTTTTTATACGATCTTTTCTTTGATTTATTTAAGTTTTTTGTGTGTCTGCCTGGTCTTTTACGAGGTTTTGGACGTGGAACAAAATGTGTAAATTTTTGCCTAGCCATCTTTCCATTCTTTTACAAATGGTGTTGCTCCATCTTTAGGTGTAATGATATGTGGTAAATAACTTATTTTACCATTAACATGTTGTTCTAAATCTGTGCCACAACTTAAACATCTGTAAATTAAAGATGTTAATCCAACTAACATCGTATACTCCTCACAAGTAGGGCATTTACCGTTAACTATCTCTGCTGTAAATCTCATTTTTTTTTCTGTCATAAATTTTTTTATTTTTTACCACACGTTGACGATAACGTCTATCTCTTAATTTTTTTGCAATTTTATTATTTTTTTTAGTCAAGGATTAATGAAAGAATTTTTTTCTCACCCATGTATACTTCTACGTTTGCCTTAGACTGAATGCATTTAAATGTAACTCTTTCACCAGGACTTCTGTCCTTCATCGCGTAACGTCTGGCTTTCATACAGCTAGATAACGATTCGTGATAACGGTGTTCTATAATTTTGTGGTCCTGCAGGAGCAACAAAGCAAATACCATCTCTATCATTAGTGCCCACTCCCATTTCTAATTAATTTCTCTACGTCTTCTGTAAGTTTTTCTGTTCTACTTTTTAAAAAATCAATGTTAACTGCATTATTTCTCATACCTTTAATTTCTGTATCTAAATCCTCGACGACGCTGCTTAAATGCTCCACCAACATGAAGAGCTCCGCCTCTCCACTCGACTGACCAAGTTCTCCACGTGGATATTTAATTCTAAACTCAGAGTTTTGTTCTAAATCTTTTTGCATTAACTCTATTTGCGTGCTGTGTCTATTAAGTGTCTCATGTAATCCAAAATATGCCCAGGTTCCAATTGCTACCATCGCGATCAGTGAGGCAACCGTCTTCATCGGCATTTGCACGGCAGCTTGTTCAGAAATTTTTAAAGGTTTATTACTCATTTTTTGGTTTTGGTAGAGGAATTATATATTCTTTTAGCTCAAGTTTCAATGGCGTGTGGTCCACTGGCCTTACAAAAAAGGCCAGCAAACAAAACAAAAGTATCAGTATTGCTGTGAATGCGTAGTTCATAGCTACTAAACTCCTTCATTATTTAATAATCAAAGCAATTACTAAAACCACAAAAACAATAGATTCTATTTTGTGATTATGCCAGTAATGAAACGCTTTGTCTTTTACCTTTTTAATCATTTTTTTTCTCCTCTATTTCATAGAAGAACTTGTCGGTATCCTCTGTCCGCCACGCTCTACTATCTTCTACATTCCATTCAGATGTTTGCACTTTCCAATCAGGAATATCATCTTTCACAGTGAAAGAAGGTATATCCCATATACATCGATTGTTTGGTTGTGCTGCATAATTGCCATCATCTAAGGCTAATATATGAGCGCACTTATGTTCGTGCGGAATTTCTGAATGATCAGTGTCAAGTATATTACTTTCAGGATGTGCAAAGTCAACAGTAAATAAATATTTTCCTGCGTGCCATTTTTTATCTTTTCCGATATACTTACCGGCTTGTCCATCTAAGATATCGAAAGAATGAACAGAAGGATAATAGCTAAAACAATTCCAGAGCTGAAGCTCATCAAGTCTACGCCTAGGAACGTCCTTAACTTTAAATCCACGTTGAATAAACGCTGAGATAGGTAGTCTATAAAAGACTGCACCATTTTCCATAATAGCGTGAAATAAAATACTACGACCTGTAATAGCGCTAAGACCAAAGATAATACAGTCTTCAACTTCTCCATGATGTTTTTGTAAATCATATAAATATTCTCTTCTTATTTGTGCGTATATAACTGGTATGTTTGCATTTAAATAAGCCATATATCATTTTATATTACCCCAGTTTGTACCAGACTCGTAATCTACTTTATTAGGCACTTCAAGAGTAACTGCCCCTTCCATAATTTCTTTTATTTTATCAGCATGATCTGCAGATTCAACAGATATATCAAGTTCATCATGCACTTGTATATGCGGTGTAATACCCTCCTTATGTAAATCTATCATAGCTTTTTTTGTCATGTCCGCTGCCGATCCTTGTATTAATCTATTTAATGCTTTGTATGTATATGCACGTTTAATACCTGGTCCATGTTCCGCGAGTGCTGCTTCATGTGGCAATGCTTTATGTATACCGAATTGATTCGGTTCCCACAAATGAAACCTACATAGTCTACCAAGTAAAGTTCTTACACGACCTCTATCTTGTGCTCTTGCCATAACACTATCCATTAATTGTTTTACAAATGGCACACGTGAATGATATTGTCTAAATAATTCATTAGCTTTTTCTTTATTAACACCTAACTCTGCCTGTAATTTATTTTTACCCATGCCATAAAACAAACCAAGATTAATTGTTTTCGCTTGCTCTCTTGGTATGTCAGCCATGTCAGCTACAATTTTATGAAAGTCTGCATCACCTTCGTTGTATGCATCCAATACATCACCTACTGAATACATATTTTGTAATGCAGCGTAATGCACAACTAGTCTTGGTTCTTGTTGTGAGTAATCAAATACACCCCACTTACAATCTTGTTCTGGAATAAATAATGATCTAATCATTGGTCCTAGTTCCTTGTTACGTGCAGGAATTTGCTGTAAGTTTGGATTAGCATAACTAAATCTACCGGTAACTGTACCACCACTATCTGATCGAAGTTGATTTATTTCAGCATATATTCGTCCTTTATGTTCGTGTTTAATTATGGTATCAATAAATGTTGTATGTGCTTTGTTTATTTCTCTAGCCCGTGCAATTTTTTGAACCATTGGATGTGGATGGTTTTGTAAAAAATTTTTAGTAAATGATGGAGAATTTGTTTTTTCGGTTCGGTCAAATGGTAGGTGGAGTTTTTCAAAAACTTTCGCAATTGAACGTGCAGCCCATATTTGAATATCTACTCCTGTTTCTTTTTTTACTTTGTGTAGGCATTCTTTTTCTTCTGTTAGTAGTTTGTTTTTCAATTCAAGCGCTGCTCGGGTATCTACACGAACTCCTAAAAAACGCATATCAACAAGGCAAGGAAATAGTTCAGTCTCTAAATCAAAGATAGATTGTATATCTTGACTAATAATTTCTTTTTTCATCTCTTGCCAAAGATCTAACGTTAATTGTGCATCTGCCTCAGCATACGCACCTACATACATAGCAGGTAGTTTATACATTTCAGATTTAGCATCTACACCCCATTCTTTAGCTGTTTCGGTTAAAATAGCCTCATTTTTGCCTCTTCCGACATAATCACGGCCCATATTACCTAAATCGTAACGAAAGCGATTCTCGTCCACGAGAGAGCCAGCAATCATGGTATCTACGATCTTTCCATTAATATTAAGACCTGCAGCACGTATAAAACATACATCATACATAGAGTTATGAAATATCTTAACAGCGTCTGTATTTAAGACATCCTGAAACCACTTTAGAACCATTCTAATGTCCATATTACCACCACCTTCGTGTGCGATAGGATAATATCCAGACCAGTCTTGCACAGCCACAGCTATACCTACAATCTGACCCCTACCTGTAACAGAGCCAGAACCCATAGTTTTTAAATCAGGATCTTTGGTTTCTAAATCAATTGCGATCTCATCATACTTTGATAGATCAGGAAATTCTGTTGGAGGCAGCCATTCTACTTGTGGACTGAACATAGGTTTCTGTATCATGAGTAATCTCTTTCCAATATCATTTTTAAATAGTGTATTGCTTTCTTAATATCTTCTTCCTTCCCTTTTACAGAGTGTCTGCAGATGTATTTTATAGCATTGCCTTCTGCAAAAAGCAATTTGTTTTCATTTATAAACTCTGCAGGTTGAATCTTCATCGAACGATAATGTTTTCCGCCTACTTGCTCTTCTAGAGAGTTGTATGTTGTGCCTTTAAATAAATCTTTATGTGTCATAAGTCATATCCTTTGTTATCTTGTTGTGGTCTAATGATATGTAAATGTTCCTTGGTCCTTGTTGCGCCAACATAGAACAATCTATTCTCATCATCAGGATTCTTTTCGTAACTTCTCATTGTATTAAATGAAAGATCAGTTAACAGCACAACGTTTTCTGCTTCACCACCCTTTGCACCATGTATTGTAGATAAAGTTATACGTGGTGCTTCGTTTAACTTTTCTCCTCTTCTTCTCATTTGTTTTAAATAATTTACTTCTCGTCTTGGAGCTGCATTAAACGCTTCAAACCACACAGCATCTGTTTTTAAATTATAATCTTTTTTTAATGTTGCTATGTCATACATACCATCTTTAGTCATTGATTTTAATTTGTTCTTATCTACATTCATATAACCATATACTCTTTGCACTTGATCGTAAGATAATGGTGCACCTTTTCTTGCATTCTCCCAGTCTAATGCTGCCATGTGCAGTGTGTGTTCTTTTTGTTTTTTAAATTTATTATTATAGTAGTATCCATTTTCATAAAGTGTTGGTTCTAACTTATCTAACATATATTTAGTTCTAGCTAGAACCAACCATTCACCCGATGACATGTTGATGTCTTCAAAGTCATCATATCTAGAAAGAGAGCCTTGATGAATTTTTGGATTCCAAGATTTATTTATTCTTGTTTTAATTTTATTTATTATACCCATTGCAAGTCCATGAACTTTTGCAGGTATTCTATATGACTGTTGCAAGGGCAGCATCTGTCCTTCTTGCGCTATGAAAGAGTCCACATCTGCCCCTGCCCATCTAAATATTGCCTGGTCATCATCACCTGCAATAAAAGAATCAGTTGTCTTTTGCCAAATAGCTTTTGCCATGTCCCATTGCATTCTCGATAAGTCTTGTGCTTCATCTATAAATACAACTTCAAACTTTGGCACTGCTACGTCTGACTTTGTAAATTCTAATATCATGTCATTAAAGTCTATAAGATTATGTTCTTTCTTATATCTCTGTAGTTCGTTTGATATTATTTTTAATTTATCTAATTCTAAATCTTGATTATGTTCTTGTAGATTGTATTGTTGTTCAGAAGTAATACCTTTTAATATTGCAAGGTTTACTATTCGAAGATACTCACTATCTGATGTAAAAATTCCGTTGTGATCATTTTCATAGTCTGCATAATTTATTTCTTCTTTTACTCTTTTACCAAAGTCTTGATAGTGTCTACGTTGCATGACGTTTTCTTTTTTAATACCAAGTCTTCTAAACGCTAATGAGTGTAATGTTCTAAAATAAGGTAAGTCATCTTCTGTTAAATTAAATTTTTTAACTGCTCTATCTCTTGCTTCATATGCAGCTTTTTGTGTAAATGCAAAATATCCAACCTTGTCGGGATCTGTATTTTTAAGATAGTCGTCTACTTTGTTTAATAAAGTAGTTGTTTTACCTGTTCCTGGTGGTCCTAATACTATTGTTTTCATTAAATTTTTCCTTTTTTAATAAGTCTTTCTTCCCAACATGAATTTCTAGGTCTTTCTAAACCCATATTATTTTGACTATAAGTGCACCATCTTAAATTACCTGATCTATAATCTAATCTATCTTTATTAATATGATCAACCACTACTTTTTTTTCTGGATTATCATTTTCTACAAAGGCTAAAGCAACTATTCTATGTAATTTTAAATCTAAAGTTTTAGTTCCTTTGCCATTAGATAAAGTAATAGCTGATCTAATATAAAACTTTGACATGTTAGTTTTTAAAATTTGTCCTGTTTCTTCATTTTTTATGTAAGGAAATACTTTTCCTAATTCTTTTTTAAAACGATTTACACCACCTGTTTTATAAAGAAAAAATTTATTTTTTGGTAACAAATCAAATGAATGTAGTTTTGCATGACTAGGATTAGGATCTACTAAAGTTGCAAGATCTACATAATCAATATCCCTTATTATAGTTTTAAAAGGATCTAATTCTGGAAATAGTAATAACTGATTTTCTGGTCTCATTATAATCCCAAGTGAAGATAGATCCAGAGGGCAGTAAACATTGTTATTGCCAATAGATCCATCGCTGCTATCAATATGGTGTTTCCTCCTTTAATTTTTTTTGTTTGTATTCTTCTGTTTTCTTTTCAAATTCTTCTACGACGTATACGGATAATTTATTTTTACCTATACGTTTATCCAAACAACCACATTTTTCTCGTAACATTTCTGCTGTTCTTGAATATCCAAGGTCCCAACGTTTACGCATTAAATGATTGTGATAAAATTTATCAAAGACAAAATGATGATAACCATGGTTTGTCCAAGTACCACCTCTTGGTAAATCTTCTTTTGAATCTAATTGTGTTCTATTCAAACAATATTCTTGTAAATGATTGTGTAGTTGATCTTCTGTACGTAAACCTGCTGCAGGTTCTGTAACTTCTGCATTGTTTAATAGTATATTTGTTATATGTACCCAATCTTTTTCTTTTAAGGTAGGTGGTCTATTTTTTAACTGCACCATACACGCTTCTTGAAATAAACTTTGTTGTCGTAAGTGTTTTACACTTTCTAACTTTAATCTTTCTCCATCTACATTAAGATAATAATATGGATCTTCCAAATCTATAACTTGTAAGTCTGTAAGATTAGGAAACAATACCTCTTGACCTATACCAAACTTTCTAGATCTACATAATGTTTTATCACACAGACTACACATTGGTTGATCATTACATTTATAACCCCAATCTTTTTTGTCATGTTGTTTTACAACAATGTCAACCTCAGAGTCAGACAATGGTTTTTCCATTGCAGTCTCATTAAATACAATTAATTTAGATTTCCATCCATCTGGCCATTTTTGTTTTGCATATACACCATAATGAAATAACGCATTATTTCTACCACCCTCACCTATTTTATTTTCAGACATTAATTCAATACATGGTGGACCATCTGAATATTTTGTTTCTGGTCTTTTTATTTCTAATTCTTGTAACGCACTTGAATCTAAATAATTAGAAGTATGTAATTCAAAAAAATCATCTAGTGTAGCAGCTTCACCGTTTTCTTTAAATGCATATCTAACAGAATTTTTATAATTAAAATATGGTAAGTTAAGAAAATTTCCTGTATCATCTTGCGATTTCAATTCTGTTTGTTTTGGAAATACTTCTGAATTACCATAACCTAATACAGCTCTTATCTGTACTAGTTTATCTCTCATTAATTTTGCTGATACATAATCTGATGTAAATAAAAATACATGAGCACCACCTGATTTTGATCTACACACGATCAAAGGTAGTTTCATATTTTTTATTTTATCTATTAATTTTTTATGATCAAATCCTGCGTATGAATCTATGTCTATACAACCCCACCTACATTGGTTGTCATCATTAATAGGTATGATACCTAAATTATCTGTGCCATCTAAATGTTTTTGCCAAAGTTCATCGGTTACTTGTTGACGTTTTACAAATGATTTACCTTTTATTTTTGTGCCAGTACCATTTGTGTCTTCAACAATAGTGACACCATGAGCACGTTCTAATCCTGTAAATATATTTTTAAATCTTTCTATCATATAGCGCTTTTTAAGTGGGCGTTTCCACGCTAGCTTCGACGCCCACTACCTAGGATTCTAGTATGGTTGCTTAGACTCGTTTTCTTCCGAACCGTGTTTAGCTTGGACCTCACCCTTACCTACACTAGCTGCAAAGTTTTTAGCCATGTCGTACATATTTTTATCTTCGACAGGACCAACTTTACTCACATCCCAACCAAACCATGTTCCTTTGTCATTAGACATCTGCACGGTTGATAGTTTATAAATGTGGCTGTATGTAGGCGGAGTAAATAATCCATTTTTACCCTGCATTTTAATACCCATCATCATTGAATTCCATTTTCTACTAACTTTTAATTGAGTAGATTTCATAGAAATCAAAGCTGTCTGTGGATTATTGCCGAGCACCAATACAAAATGATTTGCAGTATTATCAAGATAATTACCATTAGGTAATCTATCTTTATAGTCTTTACCCCTAGTGGTTTGACTAACGATATCACTATCTGGTTCATGAATTGCAACAGGTGCACCACTACTAGTGCCTCTGTCTTGCCATTCTATGTACTGCCTTTTATAATGACATGGCACAACATTTATTGTGTCATATAATTCATTTGTAACAGTGTTGATGATTTTGCCAGGTTCTGCGCCCTCGACATATTTACCATCTCTTTTGTTTACCTCTGGAGATAGTTGTCCCAAAATTTTTAAGAAAGGTAACGCAAGATCTTCCTGCGATATATTTTGAGCACCTTGTTGTGCATCAGCTTCAAATAGATTTGTTGCCAATGCTCCTTCTTTTTTTGTTGCTACTTGGTTCATGTTTATTTGTTCCTTTTTATTGTTGTTTTATTCTCCGAGAACACCCCGAAGATTTCCGTTGGCATTTCTTTTCCT